TGTGGGTCTTTCATTCGCAGGACTCCAGAAAACGAACCAGGGCGGTAGCGGTAACGTCATGGAAACTGACGCCGGTGTTGAGGTCTTTGTAACCGATGTGAGGAAGGCCACCATTCCACTCAACCCAAATTTCAGCGACATAATCGAACTGAACATGAAAGGTTGCAGAGCTATAGCCCTCAAGGCGGGCATGTTCGATGGTCCTTGCTACTAAATCCCAGGGTTCGTTTTTCATAAGGTGCAGTCCGTTTCGTGGTTGATGATGCAATTATAATAACGCGTTATCTTAATTACAAGTTATTTATAACGCGTTATCTTAATTACCGACGAACGGTACAGGGTCCGGTTTTCTATAACGAGGTAGTGGGGAGTTTTTGTAGCGCTGCTGTTATCAATTCTGCACGGTTTGGGCTTCGGTCCCTGCGCTACGCTCGGTCCCAAGCCCAACCGCTTGCCTTCCGGCAGTGACGGTTTCAGATGCGCCGCCAAGGACATAGCCCGCCATATTCTGATTAACCGGCCCGCTCCAGGGCGTAGCCAATCGACCGTCGATTACACACTGATATGAATGGCCCATGCTGATCGACTCGCAATTTTCGAGCGGTTCATACCGCACGCCATTAAAAGCCACAAGCATGACAACATCGGCCATGAGGCCGGAATCAGGCTCGACACGCTGTATATGCCCAGCAACGCGCCAAGTATCAGAGACGGCAATCCGGGCAGGCTCAGCGACAGCGGTATCCCTTGCAACCGGCTGAATATCATCAGGCCACGGATTAAGGGCAATGTCGGGCTGCTGGGGCTGATCAACAACGGGGACAGGATCGGGTTCGCGGAAAGACATGCCGTTGCTGAAAAAAACGCCAATCTGCCAAATCAGCAGACCCAGCAACACGGGCGATATGAACATAAAGAGCATGAGAGGCGAACGCCAGATCGACGCACGTTTATCTGCCCTTGATTCATCACCGACGAGGCCGGTCAGACTTTTCGTTGCGCTGCTGTAATACTGGTGCACCTGCTTTTCGTACTTATCAAAAACACTACGAAGCAACCGCGATTTAGGTGGACGCTGGCCCTTGGCCGCACCTTGGTAGATATCGACTCGAAAGCGTTTATTGGCCCCGAGGGCGGACATTTTCACGCTTTGGTATGTGGTATCTACCAGCATCACGGCAAAGGCGGCAATCTGGTCGAGATCCTGGGTTACAAGAACGATCCTGGTGGCGTTGCCATCCTGGTCAACCAAGTGGCGATGCTCTGCCAAAAATTCCTTGTCACGAAATGGAATTTTGCTTGGTGGCATACCCTTAGGCCAACGCCGCCAGAGTTCGTCCAGGACAACGACCGCCCCATTATCAATCGTCTCAAATAGCTTTTCGTCACGGTACCAATCATGCGGCAGCTGTCGTATCTGGCCGGGGAATTCATCGTGGGCAACTTCCGAAAGCGGAATATTTGTTATGACCTGACGCCCTTGCTTGAGACTGGGCAGAATTACGAATTTGACGACCGAATAGCTTTTGCCACTACCGGGCAAACCAACATACGCATCGATAGCCATATATCACCCGATAAATGGAATGCGCCGCAAAACAAAGCGCAGTAGGAGTGCTGACATGACCATCGCCATTCCCTCAGGAACAGCGAAAACATTGAGCATCCAAAGAACATTGCCGCCAATTCCGTTCATATAGCCCTGGGCGGAGTTTATGAACGATGGAACAGGCATAGCTTCAAGAACGCCTGCTAATCCGTCCAAAAGCAATTCCCAAAGCTTTAAAGGAACCCATAAAAGTAAATCTTTGAGCCATTCTGCAAAGTCACTGAGCATGATTTAAGCCTCGAAGAAAGTGCGGATTGCAACAAGCGCCCATACGGCGAGCATTATCGCGCGAAGCGGGCCAAGCCAATCAGCAGCCCATGCGCACATGGGTTGAAAAGACAGCGTGCCCAAAATCGGGACAGTAAACGAACCGAAAGAACAAGAGCCGCCAGAACCGAAGCTCAAGCCGCTAGCAGCGGAAACAATGGGCGATCCCTGGACGCGAGACATGAATTGCGAAGTTGTTTCGCCAAAACCGTCAACTTCTGAATTCTCTGGCCCTGAAAACTCGCCGCCCTCCTCCTCGTCACCAGTTTCAGTACCAGAGCCAGAACCCGAGCCGAGGCCACAACCAATGCCTATGCAATCCTTAAGGCCATCACCATCGGCATCATTTTGCCCATCCTTTGAGCAATGGGGGCCGGTGCATTGACTACTCTGGCCAATTGTATTTCCCCCCGCGTCCTTGATGATTGATGTTTTGTTGTTTGTAACGGTTGTATTGCAGCTGTAAGCACCAGTGCATGTGGTTTGGGTGATCGTGTCATCTTTGACGGAAGTAGTCGAACCGTCTGCGTTTTGTGTGTCTGTAACTGTTGTATCAATAACAATGCCGTTTGATGTTGGAGCCTTACCAATGCACTGAAACTGACCATTAACAGTGCCGCAGCTTGTTTGGCCGGGGTTTGCGTTCCACTTATTTGAACTACACACGCGCCGCCCTTCACCGTCGAGCACATAAACGCAGGGCTTATGATCATTTTGGATCGGGGGGTCTGGAGGGGGCGGACATGACGACAACGGATCGCAAACGCCATCATCTGAAGAGCCAGGGGGCAAGACAACCGGGCTACCCTGCCCAGACGTATTGCCGGTAAATTTAACGTCAACAACACATTTATTGATGCTGGATTGAATAGAGCCGCCAGTTGGAAAGTTGCGAACCGGAGCCATCTTGCAATGTGCTACGCCATAGGCTTGAGCCTCACAGCCCTGAACACTAATAGGCGGAGGCGTAATAGGATTGCCATCGCTGTCGAATGTGATCTGTAACGTTGTTGGGCCAGTGCGACCTGACAGGCTTTTACATTGAGACGGCGGATCAGCATTTACATAGTCAACACAAGCACCGCTGGCATTGGTGATAAATCCAAAACCTGTAAGTGGATTTCCTTCGCGCTGGCAGGATTCGCCAGGGGGCGCAGTAGGCGCAGGAACAGCACAGATGTTTGTGGCTGTATCGAATTGCTGGCCAGCCGGACAACCATAGCTTCGCACTTCACGGGTTTGACTCTGACCGATAGTTGACCAGTAATAACTACAATTACCGCCAGTATTCGCGGCAGTGGGCGCACCTTTCGGCGAATTCCTGAGTGTGAAGTTTGTAGGTATATTTATTGCGCAAATGGCCTCGCCAGTTTCGCGACGATGCGTTCCTGTCGAGTCGGTGAATTGCCAATACAAACTTCCGGCTGATGAATAGGCCGAGAACAACAAAAAAAGAAAGAATACGGCACGCATATTTAAACTCTCCCGAACACCGCATAGCCGCACAGCGCGCCCAGAATCAAAAACGACCACTCATATAGCGCTATCATCGTCATATCATCCCCCGAAACAAAAAGAGGGCCAAAAAGGCCCTCTGTCTGCATTCACCGATTAACGACGAATGACGCTGACGAGCATTTGCCCGCCCTTGAATGCAACATATGCGACAGCGAGAGCGCCGAAAATGACGCCTGCACCTGTAACGATAGCGGCAAAATCAACGGCGCCGGTAATAGCTTCAACCATGGTATTACTCCTTATTGGGGTTGTGTATTGCGTTGAGTAACAATCTACCCACAATGCCAAGCACACAGCAGAGGCCGACAAGGCCAAAGCCGAATACAAACATTGCCGCCAAATCTGCAATAGGCAACTGGCTTGGGTCGAATGGTTCTGGCAGTGCCATCAGATGCCACATGCCGGAACACAGGGGAGCGCCATCATTTGCAATGGTTACTGTTCCTTCACAAATAAGAGCGCCAGAAGCCATTTAGTTAGCGCCTACACGATAGTGCAAGCGGACCAAGTAGAGCGCGATAGCTCCGCCGGCAAGGGTGGCGATCAAGGAAAGAGTCGCGGCCAGCATTTTAAGAAGCCGCCTGCTTAGGACCTGGAGCATAAGCAACAAGAACAGGGCTAACCTCAAGACCACCGAAGCGGGAAACGTAAAAGGACGAATCAGAAAGGGCATAGACGCCGGGGGCATAAGCGCTTGCGCCGTCCTTAATGTTTATTTTGATTTTGTCGGGGAACCGTTCACCGTCCTTGAATAACAAAGCATGCTGTTCGCGGATGGTGTACTCCTTTTGAGTGCGTGAACTGACACCCGAACGGGTATCAAGCTTGGTGTTTTCAATCTCGATTTTGATCATGCTGTAAGCCTCGAATGTGTTTTTGTGCATCGGAAGCCCGACAATACACAAGAACACAAAAGAACAAAAGCCCAAAAACGCAAAAACCCAAGAGGTGTGAAATGGAAAAAGAGCAGAAAGCCCCTAGGCTAAAAACCGTGGGGCTTGCGGAAGATGTTTGGCGGGATCTAAAACTCTACGCCCTGGAGCAGGACGCGAGCCTCTCAGAGGCAGTCAGAGGACTGCTAGAGATTAGGCAGAAAGTCGTGGCTCAACGTACCAAAAAGGGCGCTGAGCCGAAAAATCAACGGTAACAAAGCGCAGCAGCGGCACAACATTGTTTTGCTGGCTATCGTTGAGCTTCTGGAGAGTGGCTTTAGAAAGGCCGCATTCTGTCAGCATGGAAACGTGACGGTAGAAGGTAGCGCGAGAACCGGCGCGCATTGTTTCGTCGTATCCGTAATCACGGATCAGGCGATAGGTACGGAAAGCAGCAAGAGGGAGGGATTCCCTCGCTTTGCCGCTCTCGGTGTATGTCGTGTACCGGGAAAGGAGGGCTTTCTTTACGTTTTCGTCTGTTATCACTTTCATAGTCTGGCCTTCAAATGCCTTGAATAAGTCGGCAGTGGCTTCTTTCCAAAGATACTCTAAAAAAGAGTCGGCGCTATCATATTCGCGCTGGTGTTTGATTAGATCAATGAGGTTATAGGGTATGCCTCGGTCGTCCAGGAAACGCTTTAGCACGGTGACTTCCATCCGGAGCAGATTGCTTGCCCATTCTTGCAAGCGTGGGCAGGACATAACCTTGAGCGTGGCCTTTGCACCTGGAGAGCGTTCGGCCTGTAATGCCTTGAGCTGCGCGTCAAACTCCGGTTTTTTTAGGTAAAGCTTCAAGCGCTTGGAGCGGCTGGCCTTACTGCCAAAATAGGCGGTAGTGGTGTAGTTATCGCCCCTGGCCTTGGTCTGCCCACCAGAGACACCCTGAATGGCTGCAATGGCTTGCATGCACGTCGATTCATTATCAAGGCGGCTTGAAAAGGTAGCATCGAGGCTGATTAGCTGGGCGCAACGGGTATCGAGCATCGAGAACAGAACAGGGTAAGCCTTGCAAAGAAGCTCCATCATAGTGACGAACCCAAGCTCAATACAGCTAGAACCGAACACGTTGTGACCCTGCAAGAGCTTCGCAGGGCTGGCCTTGACCTCGATCCCAGGGGAAACCCGCTTGCCATAGCTTGAAGGGAAAACCTTCAACGCCATGCCGGTAAAGCTGCTCGGGACTGATTCGTAGGGGTGGCGGAGATTGTCGATAATGGCAGAGCCATCATCGGCATATTCGACGGCACCGACCAGGGGAACGCCTAGGGCGGTCAGGTCAACTGACTGGCGATCCCCGCGCCCTTCGCGAGTCGAATCCGCAGATTCGACGCGCACATGCTGAGGATGAAATGGCACAAAGACGTGCAGACGATCCAGCATAAACACCCCAAAAATCAAAACCTGCCCGGTGTGGTCCGTGAGGGCAGTGTCTCACCATGAGACAAGAAGCCACCATTAAAGATGGTGGCGGCTCGGCTCGCTTCGCTCCCCAAGCCCGGAGAAATTTACCATGATGTTTGTGTTTTTGTGTAGCAGATCAAAAGCGCCTTCGGCGACCCTGCCGGGAGCCTCTCGGCGAGGGCCAGGGGTGCGGGGGGTAAAGCTCTCCCCGCTCCCCAGGCGGAGAGTGATTTGACGGTGGAGGGTCAAGGGTGCGCTTCGCCCGTGCTTCCGTTCGCCGGGGAGGTGGAGCGATTCCCCGACGAGCCGGGAGCGCGGCCCCTGACCTGATCTAGTCCTCGAAAACATCGACACGACGCAAAAAAGCAATGCGCTCGGGCT